CAGAGATTGATTGGGACAGGCTTGGAGACTATGAAAAAGAGGACACCACTACTGGAACTCAGGAGTTGGCTTGCTCGTCAGGTTCATGCGAAATATAGAAATTGGATAACGGTGTTGGAGGTAATAACTTGCCTCCACATCATCGCAAACGTCTGGCTGCATCTACCGTAATTACTGGGCTGGCTCTAACCATCCCCTATAGAGAGTAACGATGAAGAAAGAAATATTCATAAGTAAAGAATTAATAGAGTATTTGAGAAAGTTATTCCCGAATACATTACCCAACAGGAGAGGTATATCAGAGAACGATATAGCTTTTCTACAAGGACAACAATCAGTCATTGACCGTATGGAAATGATACTAGATGACGATCAACCAGAAGAGATTTAATTATGTGTATGTTTAAAACACCTAAAGCTCCACCACCCCCACCAACGATTACACCCCCACCCCCACCTGAGAAAGCCCCCGCTGAATTAGAGAATGCGGTTGACTCTAACGCCACAGCTTTGAATAGAAAAAAGAAAGGTGCTAAAGGTGTCTTAGGTCGTGGTAGTTCAGGAGCGCAGTATAAAGGTACGGGTAGCGGTACAGGTTTAAAGATTAGTAAAGGAGGTTAATATGTGTAGTCCAATGTCACTCCTAATGAATAAGGCGTATAATGACCGTAAGGATAGGAAGTCAAGGGAACGTGTCCGCGAGCAGTGGGCAAGCGCACCTACAGCCGCTCCATCTGATATGACCATTAAAAAACCAGAACCTATCTCAAAACCTACTAAACCAAAAACTAATATTAACACTGGTATGAATATCGGTGGTAGATTCTAAAGGAATAAAAAATGCACGATCAATCTATAGCCAAGACTTATGAAAACATGGCAGCAGATCGTGATGCTTTTCTTTCCAGAGCAAGAACTTGTGCTGAGTTAACAATCCCCACCCTTATGCCTCCTGAAGGACATACAGGGTCTACTCAGTACACCACTCCGTTCCAATCAGTAGGTGCTAGAGGCGTTAACAATCTCGCATCTAAATTACTGATGACACTGCTTCCCCCTAACCAAGCTTTCTTCCGACTAACGATTGATGATTATGATCTCGTTGAGTTAGGTGGAGATGCTAGAGGTAAAGCAGAGGAAGCACTAGCTCGTATCGAAAGATCAGCAACACAGGTTATTGAATCAAAAGCTATTCGAGTACCAACCTTTGAAGCTCTTAAGCAGCTCATTGTGTCTGGTAATGTTCTCGTACATATGCCCAATAAAGGTGGTATGAAAGTCTTTAGACTTGATCGTTATGTAACCCAGCGTGACACTATGGGCAACATCTTAAAGATCATTACTAAGGAAACAGTAGCTTACGATGCACTGCCCCAAGATGTACTAAGCGCAGTATTAGAAAACCCTGAGTATCAGGTAGACACTAATAAGAAAGAGTGTGATATATTTACTTGCGTTAAACGAGTAGGTAAGAAGTTTGAAGTACATCAAGAAGTACACAACATTATGATACCTAGCACCAAAGGTACTTACACTGAAGATAAACTACCTTGGATGGCACTACGATTTATTGCTGTAGATGGTAGCGACTATGGTCGTTCTTTCTGTGAAGAAATTGTTGGTGATTTAAAATCGTTAGAAGCCTTAACAGGTGCTATCGTAGAAGGTAGTGCAGCAAGTGCTAAACTATTATTCTTAGTGAGACCAAACGGTACTACAAAGATACGAAGTATTGCAGACGCACCTAATGGCGGTATTGTTTCTGGTGATGCTAACGATGTAACCACTTTACAAGCTAACAAGTTTAACGACTTCCGTGTAGCACAAGAGACCATGAACTCTATAACAGAGCGTTTGTCTTTTGCCTTCCTACTGAACAGTTCTGTACAGCGACAAGCTGAACGAGTTACTGCTGAGGAAGTACGGTACATGGCGCAGGAACTAGAGACTGCTCTTGGTGGTATCTACTCTGTATTATCACAAGAGTTCCAAGTTCCCCTAGTCAACCTCCTACTTGCGAAGATGCAGAAGGAAGGTAAGATGCCTAAGTTCCCTAAAGACACCCTTAAGCCACAGATCGTAACTGGTCTTGAGGCACTAGGTCGTGGTCAGGACTTAAACAAGTTAAGCCAGTTCTTACAAATGCTTCAACCTCTTGGTCAGGAAGTTATCCAAAGTGAATTAAACATTGGTGATTACTTAGATCGTCTTGGAGCTTCTCTTGGTATTGATACTCAAGGACTAGTAAAGTCTGATGAGCAGAAGATGGAAGAGCAACAACAGCAAGAACAGATGATGCAGCAACAACAGATGATGCAAATGGCAGAGAAGGGCGTAGCCCCTGCTGTCAAAGGTATGGCTGATTCTGCACAACAATTACCACCTATGGAAGAGTAACAAACAAAAGAGACTATTATGACTGATAATATTAATACACATCAAGAACAAACTGAATCACAAGAACACGTAGAAGCTATGGTTCAGAAAGGTGAAGAGTTAGAGGCGCGTAATAACCCTAATCAAGAGGAACGTCCTGACTGGTTGCCAGAAAAATTTAAAAATGCAGAGCAGATGGCAGAAGCGTATAGCCATCTTGAAAAGAAATTAGGCTCTGGAGAGAGCGAAGCAGAGGAGGAGGCAGCTGAAGAAGCACCCCCTGTTGCTACTGAAGAAGGAGATGTCAGAGAAGTTGTTGAACAAGCTGGCGTTGACTTTGACAGCCTACAAGGAGAGTACAACGAAACTGGAGGATTATCAGAGGATGCTTACAAAAAGTTAGCTGATGCTGGTTTTTCTCAAGATTTGGTAGACAGTTGGATACAGGGTCAAGAGGCTCTTATGACAGACTACCAAAGTGCCGTCTATGGAAGCGTAGGTGGTGAGGAATCTTATCAGCAAATGACATCATGGGCTGCTGACAATCTTAGCCAATCTGAGATTGCCGCCTTTGATCGTGCTGTAGATTCTGGAGACATTGATATGGTCAAACTGGCTGTGACAGGGTTACAGACAAAGTATCAATCTGCTGAGGGTACAGACCCTTCTTTAATAGAAGGACAATCCAGTAACTCGTCAGGCGGTACTTATAGCTCTTGGGCAGAAGTGACCTCGGCTATGAGAGACCCTCGATACAAGAGTGATCCAGCATACCGCCAGTCTGTTACCTCTAAATTAGAGCGTAGCAACGTACAATAGTCTCTTTATGCCCTCTTCGGGGGGCTTTTTTAAAAGTAACGAAACACAAAATTAATTACCTTTGACCCCTGCGGGGACAATCTAAGCGGAAAGATTAAGTGTTAAGTGACTAAACATTAAACATTCATTTAAACATTTAACAAAAGGTAAATTATAATGGCTTGGAATTCAGGAACAGATACAGGAAGTGTATCACGTTTAGGTGCTACTAATGGTGGTAGTGATAAGCGTTCATTATTTCTAAAACAATTCGCTGGTGAAGTTCTTACTTCATTCGAGGAGCGAAACATCTTTATGCCTCTTCACAGAGTGCGTACTATTTCTAACGGTAAATCAGCACAGTTCCCAGTAACTGGTACTTCAAGTGCTGCATACCACACAGCTGGTGACACCATTTATGGTGGTTCAGTAAACGCTAGTGAAATCACAGTAACTGTAGATGACTTACTCGTAAGCTCAACCTTCGTACCTAAAATTGACGAAGCGATGAACCACTACGATGTACGTTCTATCTACTCTTCTGAGATGGGTAATGCCCTATCTAACGCTGCTGATAAGAACATTGCATCAATCATCTATCAAGCTGCTACAGGTGCTGGCACTGCTGACCAAGAAGTTCAGTGGACTAACGCTGACTTTGCTGGTCTATCTAACGGCTCTACTGGTGCTAAAGGTAAGATTGACATTGCTACCCCAGCGTCTGAAGGTACAGCTACTTACACAGCTCAGAACATCGTTGACGGTATCATCAACTCTTTGATGACTTTCGACAAGCACGATGTAACTGGTGAGAAATACTGCGTACTTTCTCCAGAAGCATACTACACACTAATGGGTGCTGACTCTACAGCGATCAACCGTGACCAAGGCGGTAACGGTAGTGTTGCTGGTGGTAACGTACCAACTGTAGGCGGTGTTAAGATTCTTATGTCTAACCACCTACCTACTGCTGACAATGGCTCTGTACCTCTAAACGAAAGTGGTCGAGGCGCAACTCCATACACTGGTTCTGACGCATTCGATGCAGACCTTAAAGGTATGGTATTCACTAAAGATGCTGCTGCAACTGTTAAGTTGCTTGATCTTGGTGTTGAGTCTGAGTACCAAATTGAGCGTCAAGGTACATTGATGGTTGCTAAATACGCTATGGGTCACAACGCCCTACGTAACAAAGCTGCTATCGCACTTGTTGCTTAATTGTAACTTTTCTGAGAGCGTCCCTTCGGGGACGTTTCTCTTTATTTTTTCATTGAGGTAAATATGACAACTCCTACAACTAAAATAGAAGCAGTAAACTCAATGCTTTCTACTATCGGTGAAGCTCCAGTTAACTCTTTGGGTTCTGGGCTTGTAGATGCTGAAACTGCTGAGACTATACTCAATGAAGTTTCACGAAGTATTCAAGCTCAAGGCTGGAACTTCAACACCGAACCTGACTACACCATCATTGCTGACTCCGATGGTAATGTAGTCCTACCTAGTAATGTACTAAGAGCAGACTTAGCTGATTCACAGACTAAGTTTAGAAGCTCTAAGAATGAGTACATTCAAAGAGGTAATAAAATATACGACAAACGACAACATACGTTTAACATAGGTAAAGACCTTAAGTTAGATATAGTTGTCTTATTAGATTTTACGGACTTGCCTGAAGTGGCGAGACGATACATCACTGTTAAATCAGCCCGCCTCTTTCAAGAGAGAGTTGTAGGGAGTGATACCCTATCCGCTATGAACAGGAATGACGAACAAGAAGCCTTGTTTGCCCTGAGAGAGCTGGAAGGGGACAACGGTGATTATAACATATTTGACGATTACGGCACAGCCAGTGTCCTTGATCGTTCTATTGGAACAAAGGTGATACGAAATGGGTCTAGTTTCTAAGAGCATACCTAACCTCATTAACGGGGTTAGCCAACAGCCCGCAGCTCTACGATTAGAGAGTCAGGGAGAAGTACAGGAAAACGGTTTCTCAGATGTGGTTGATGGTCTTAAGAAGCGTCCACCTACAAAGTTTGAAAACAAGTTAAGATCGGGAAACCCTATTAGCGGCACACATTTAACTGAAACAGAGCTGTCTACAGCTTTCTTCCACACATACAAAAGAAGTGATGAAGAACAATACCAAGTTGTTATGACTTCTGTCCCTGTGGCTGGTTATACAGCCCCAGTTACACATTCAACAACAGGAACACACTCTTCATTTTCACCCCTTGGTGGTTCAGCATACCCCAGAGTAATGCTTGTAACATCCCCTTCCGCTGGTACTGCTAGTCAAGCAGCACAGACAGTAGAGATAAATATCACATCCTTACCGACAGGAGGTGGGACGTTTTATCAGATAGGTAGAACAAATGCTAATGGTCAGTGGTTTTTCTCTGGTGCTATTGCTCTTACACTGGGTCTCAATACTATATCAGTCCCTGCTGTAAGTTTTAACCGATCCTTTAACATTAAAGTGTCAAGCACAGATATTCATTTTTCCAGTTTAAAAATTAATAACACCTTTGCATACCAAGCCCCTGCCCCTGATCTTTCAGGATCACACACTAAAAAGATATACGTGTATGACATTAAAGGTAACTTGCGGTATGAATCGGGTGTAGCTAGTTGGAACGAAGACGGTATTCAGATAGCACCTAACACCGACAACATAGATTACCTACCAAACGATCTTAAAGAAGTAGCTACAACCTCTGTGGCTGACGCTACGTTTATTGTCAATAAGAAACAAACAGTAGCAATGAGTGACGTTATAAACCCAGCTAACGATCTTAACCAAGCTTTGGTTTATCTTAAGAGTGTTAACTACGCCAGAAACTACATGGTTAAAGTGACCTCTAAAGAACTAAACGATGGCAACGGAAATCCTCAAACAGCAGATGGGTATCATCTAACAGTTAAACAGATTACTACAAGTAGCGGCAATGATGATACAACAAACTCAGAAGCTCTAAAGGTATCTAGTGTTATATCAAGGACAAAAAATGGTAATACGAGTTTACGGGAAGAGGTAGAAGCTGACTTAGGAAGCGCAGTTTTAAAACATTTCCAACAGGTTAATGCTGTTGGGCAGGGCATTAATGCGTTTGATGTCACTGTCCCTGCATCTATGAATCTGACAACCTCAAACGCTGAGGCTGGTAAATATGTTGTTCAAGTTGGCGGAGCTACAGTACCTTACAGAACTAATTTTAGCAGCCAATATGTTCAACCTAACGGTTGGGAGATAGTTAACAGCACCACGATTAGATTACCATATTATGTAGTACAAATTCATGGATATATGGGATCATTTGGTTCAAATCCGATACAATTGAGACCTGAGGGCAAAGTTGTTTATACACCAGCTAATGCCACTATTCACGGCTTTGTTTCACCCCAAGAAGTTTCTACAGGTAACAACCAACCTTACTTTATTATTAACACCCCTAATGATTCAGGCAATATACGTGACTTTAATATTGAAGTTACAGATGATGACGGTGGTGTGAACCTTAAAGCATTTAAAGGTAACGCTAAATCATTTACAGACTTACCTAACCAATGTGAGAAAGGTTTTAGATTAGGTGTCGTAGGAGATAACCAGAAGAAAGAAGATGACTTTCATGTTGTCTTTGAAGGTGATACTGGCTCTGGATTTTGGAAAGAAACTGTAGCGTACAACTTAAAGAATTACTACGATCTAGCCACAATGCCACACACCCTAAAACAAAACGCTGACCTTAGTTTTAGCTTTGCACAAGGTGAATGGGACGAGCGTAAGGCTGGTGATGATAACACTAACCCTACTCCTAGTTTTGTTGGTAGTACAATATCAGACATATTCTTCCACAGAAACAGATTAGGTGTTCTTGCAGGAGAGAATGTAATCTTTAGTGAAGCTAGTGGTTACTACAACTTCTGGCGTACAACAGTACGTACGCTGCTAGACTCTGATCCTATTGATGTAGCAGTCAGCCAGAACGAAGTATCGGAACTTAAAGCTGCTGTACCTATTCAGGATAACTTATTGTTATTCTCTAACCTTAACCAGTTTACTCTATCTGCTTCCCAGTTATTAACACCAGCGGAAGTAACGGTAGATCAATCTACTAAGTATGAGTGTGACCTCACAGCCCCTCCTGTTGGTGCTGGTAACAGTGTATTCTTTGCTACTAAATCAGGTGGCTATGCAGGAGTACGAGAGTTCTTCACAAGAGATGATACAGAAATTAAAGATGCAGTAGAGATTACCTCTCATGTTCCCTCTTATATTCAAGGAGGCATACGAGATATACAAGCATCCTCGAATAAAGATATGCTTATAGTCTTAAGTGACACCAACAAGAATGAGTGTTACGTTTACAAGTGGTACAACTCATCCCAAGAAAGATTACAAAGCTCTTGGTCTAAATGGTCATTCCACAAAGGTAAAGTAGCCTCTGGTAATCTTATTCCTAAAAACATAGCTAGTGTGGCTTTTAATAACGCTGACCTCTTCTTTACTTTTGAAGATGGTAGCTATGAAAAGATGGAACTGTCTGAAATTGTTTCCCCAGTATTATTGGATAATCAGCTTACGGTTGTACCAACTGATGCTACCTACACTGCCTTACCTACTAATGTTGCCGCCCATCTAACAAATAGAATGGTGGTTATTACAGAGGAAGGTATAAACTTAGGTCTAGCGCAAGACGCAGCCAACCTTAATAAAATAATAAGCAGCTTAAACGACAGTAAGACTCTTATCTTTGGCGAACCTTACACATTTAAGTATCAACTATCTGAGCAAGTTTTTAAACCTACTCAGGGTGACTCTACTAAGTTAGCTAGATTCCAATTACGTAAACTTGCCTTTAACTACAGTAATACAGGTACTTTTAAAGTTACTGTTGATTCCGTAGGTAGAGACCCAACAGTGTCTACATTTACTGGACGCTTGTTAGGACAAGAAGATAACATACTTGGAACAGCTACGGTTGTACCAGAGGGTTCGTTCCCTGTAGGTATACAATCACAATCAGATAAAACAAACATTACAATAACCAATGACACACACCTACCCAGCACTTTTCAAAGCGCAGAGTGGGAAGGATTTGTCACACTACGAAACAAGAGACTCTAATATGACACACTACTACAGACCCGCTAAATTTGAGGATTGTCGTGAACTAGCTCCTTCTATGCGTGAACAAGACGCTAAAGAAGTAATGGCTAGTAACGGAGCTAGACCTTTACAAGCACTACAGAGAAGCTTCAATGCTTCTTCAGAATGCTTTAGTATCATCCACGAGGATGGCGATATAGTGGGAATGTTTGGAGTGTCAGATGGAGGGGTCTTTGCAAGTCCTTGGTTGTTAGGCTCTAGTAAACTACCAGAAACTAAGAAAGTAATGTTGCCAGTTTCAGCAAAGTGGGTGGAGGAAAAGAATGACCAATACCCACTATTGCTTAACTACGTACACGCAGAAAACACAGTGTCTATGAGATGGCTAAAATCTCTTGGATTTAAGTTTATCAAATTAGATAAGGAATACGGAGTAGGAAAAGAACCTTTCTACCAATTTGTGAGGATAAAAGAAAATGTGTGATCCCGTAACAGCTATGGCAGCTATTTCTACAACCTTGAGTATCGCAGGGGCTTCTCAAGCACACCAAGCGCAAAAGGTAAAAGAGCAAGTCAACAGACGTAATTCTTTAGCTGCCCAAAAAGATGAATTAAGACAGATTAACATACAGCAAGCGCGAGAAGATACAGCGGCTGCTGAACAAAAACTAGCTACAGATTTGAAAGTCATGGAACAAACCTCTAGAGCTGAGGTGGCTTCCGCAGAGAGTGGTGCTACACTCAACAACAACGCTGTTCTGCAAGATATGAGGCGGCAAGGTCTTGTGGCTAACACAGGTGTCGATAGAAACTTAGACAACACCATGCAAGATATACAAGAAGAACGCTTAGGTTCTAAAGCAAGAACACAATCAAGAATTAACTCTGTGTCTAAACCTAGCTCAACAGCTACAGGCTTAAAAGTCGGTCAAGCTTTGGTGTCAGGTTATAAAGATTACAAAGGTATATAAAGGACAAATAAATGGCAACCTCAATCAATGAATCAGTAAACTGGCGGCAGACTGCGGTCTCGCCTGATTATAAGGTTGGATCAACACGAGTAGATACTTTTGTACAAGGTCAACGTAACACCAAAGGAGAACAAGTAGCTGCGGCTCTTGAGTCTGCTGCGGGGACTGTTGGTGGTCTAGCTAGATCAATGAAAGTAGAACAAGTAAGAGAGCAAACCAAAGAAGAGAAACAACAAGAAGCTTTGGACAGACTTAGAGCTGACAACCAATCTGCCTCTCAAAGAGAGTTAGCTTCACAATGGTTAGAGGACACAGATATATCGACCTACGCTACTCCAGAAGATGCTCTAGATCAATACTCTGAAGATACTCCAACTTACGGAGAAGCTCTTAACACCTTAACAACAGATGTAGGTAAAATAAGATTCGGTACTGAGTTCGGTGATGTCTGGAATCAGAAGTTCTATGAAAAGAAAAAATCCCAAAAAGATTTTGAAACAGCTGAGACTCTTAATGAAAACTTTATGACAGAGTTAAACAGAGATGGGCAAACAGATCAGGCTATGCCTGTAGATGATCCAAGGTTTACCAACTTAGTTAAATCTTTGGAGACTAAAGCTTCTGAGCTAGGTTATGAAACACCACAATCTCAATATGAATTACTAGCTTCTGTAGCGGAGCAACAATACAGAGAAGGCAAAGACGCTCGCCTGTTCGATTATTTACAAGGTAACGTAAAAGGGCGTACTGCGATAGGTGGCACAGACTTCCAAAACACACTAGCAACAAAAAAGGAGTCTATTAGAAAGCTACACTTGTCACAAGATAATGAGATGCGTTTAGCAAAAGAAAGAGAGCTAAAAGAGAATAAAGTAAAATTAGCTCAAAAAACATCTTCAATACTAAACGGTGATGAAGAGGGTGATTTATTAGAACTTGCTGATGAGTACATGGAAATGGGTGTTCCTAATGCTTTGCAAACTGTAAAAGCAATGCAGGATGCTTACGATGATTTAGATGACGTAAACTTAGATTCAACGCAATACTCTGAGATTTGGCAAGGCTTCTTAAACGTCAACACACCAATGGAACAAGTGTCATACTTGAACAACCTTGTTGAAAAAGATTCAATCAGTAAGCCACTACTTGCACAACTCTATTCCCGTATTGGTAATAACAACGATAAAGCTATGTTCGATAACAGCTTAGCTTGGCAAAGCATCAAAAGTGGTGTTTCGGCTCTATCGAAAGATAAGGATTCAGGGTTTGCTTTAGCTGAGTACACTTACTTAGATGGTGTAGCTAAACAACTTTGGATTGAACAAGTAACAAGTCCTGATTGGCAAGATAAACCAATGCAAGAGCGGATGGCAGTAGCTAACACAATCCTTTCAACATTGAACCAGCTTAAAGGTCAGGATAACAATGAATACAGGATTGATGCGCTACCAGATGCTCAAAAAATATTTAATAAACTTTCCAACCCCGATCTAGAAGAACCAAGAGAGGGTGAGACACCTGCTGAGGCAACGGAAAGGTTAATAAAATTGAAGGAACAACAGGAACAACTTTAACTGAGGTTAATTATGAGTGATTACTCGTACTATTTAGATTTAGCTGAACAAGCTCAACAAGAAGGAGATAAAGAATCTGCGGCATTCTTATTAGAACACGCTGAAGGTTTATTAAACGCTGCTCAGCAGAATGAGACCGTACAGCCAGAAATAACAATACCGACAGAAATACCATTGCCGCCAGAAATGGAAATAGAACCAGAAGTAGAAACAGAGCCAGAAATGCCAGAGTCACCCTTTAGTATACCTACCCAAACAGCCTTAAGTATTGTTGGGGGTGTGGGCAGTGCTGTTACTGAGTCTGCTGGTTTTTTAGATATGATTCTTGATCCTATTGCTGATGACCTAAGCAAACTTACGGGTGATGTAGCTGCGTTTAAAACAAAGGACGCAACAGAAGAAGAGCTTACATTATGGGAGAACCTAGATGGGGCTACTATTTTTGATGCCTTTGGTAGAGAAGTCAAGTGGATGGACTACGACCAGCTACAACAACTCAAGCAAAGCACACTTATTGACAACGCTAGACTTGGCTACTTTGGCGAAGGCGCGTTAGAGGACACCGCAGAGTCAGCTTTACTAACCAACAAAGACTTAAAAGATTCTGGTTTAGTAGACAGCGGGTTTTCACAATTTACTGGTGGTGTGACACAGTTCTTAGCTGGTTGGTTTACTTTAGGTAACTTTAAGAAAGGTGTTGAAGTTGCTCAAACAGTTACACAAAGAGTTGTTGAAGCTACTGCAAAAGGGTTTGTTGTCGATACAGTTGCCTTTGATGGTCACGATGCTAACGCTGCTGACCTAGCTAAAGCGTTAGGGATGGAAGCAGATTACCTAGATTGGTTAAGTGACAAGCAAACAGATGATGAGTTTTTAAACAGACTTAAGAACGGTTTATCTTCCGCACCTGTGGGTATTATAGCTGACTACTCTTTGGAGGGTCTAGCTAAAGCCTTTAGATTTGTAAAAGCTGGTAGAAAATCAAAAGATGAAAATCTTTCTACAGAGGAAAGACAGGCAGCTAAAGAAGAAGCCGAAGTTCTCGATAAAGAACTAAAAGATGATCTTACTCCTGAAGAGGGAAGCACCAAAGTTATTGATGAAGATGGGAATACTATTAACGTAGAAACTCCTGAGACAACGGCTAAGAAGTTTGATGATGAAGCTCCAGAGATTAAAACAGAAGAACCAGAAGTAAAACTACGTGAGCCTGAGAATGAGGGCAAGAACGAAGCGGGTGATACACTTTACTCAAATTACTTTGACGATGAAAAAGTTTTCTTCATTAAACCTAAAGATTCTAAGAGATATTTTATTGAAGGTTTAGAAGATTTTGGCTCATTCGGCTCAGTTAAAGAAGCTAATGAGTTCATGCACAATACATTGTTTCGTTCAAACGATGTCGCTGATCTGGACAAGTGGCAGAAGGCTGCTCGGAAGAAAAGAGATGAACAAGAGCTGCCAGAAGCTCCCTTAAGTATTAACACTAAGCCTGTTAAGGTAGGTAAGGGTGAGTACACAGTAGAGCGTAACGGTACTACTTATAATGTCAAGAAAGTTAGCAGCAACAAGTGGGAGATAGAAGGACAAAAAGGAACTGTTAAAAGTCTTAAGGAAGCCACAGAGAAGTTAAACAAACTAACTGAGGATGCTGCGAGAGAAAGTAAGAAACCAACCTACGCTAATCAAGAATTTTCCATTAATAAGGTAGACGAAGATACGTACACATTTACCAGAACAAACTTTGGTAGCGAATACGATTATGTAGTTACAAAACAAAAAGATGGTAAATGGAAAAGAACAGAGAACGGTAGAGAAGATGACAGGCGTTACAATACTGTTGAAGAAGCCGTAGATGAGATTGATGAAACAATTAACTATAACGACCCTGCGAGAAAGGAAAGGTTTGGTGTACACGTTAGAGAACGTGACCAAGTAGCCTCCCTTGGAAAAGTAGAAGATTCAGATGTGCCTAACATCCCTGACTACACTAGAATGTCTAAGGATGAGCTAGACATCATCACTAAGGAAGCTAGAGCGAAGTTCAAAAGCTTACGGTCTCCTGATGATACAAGCACAAAAACCATTCCTGTTAAGAAGTCTATTGCTCAAGGTAGAGCTTATATCACTAAACTCTTAAAGGAGCAGGAAGTAACAGCCGACATCTTAGACTTTGTTAAAAAACTAACAAAAGAAAAACCACATCCTTCAATGGCAGCAGCCTTTACTAAAGGTGTACAAGACTTACAAAAAGATATTGTACTGTCTATAAGGTTGATTGAGGAAAGCACAGCTTACAAAAAAGGCGATCCGAACGCTGTAGCTAAGAAGAAAATGCTTACCAAGGCTTACTTAGAGCTTCATACAGTCATAGAAGGTCTAGGCAGTTCTTGGGGTAGAGCGTTACAAGCTTTACGAGTAGCTGTTACAGGTAGCAAGCCAAGAGACTTATCGTCTTACTTTGGTGAAGATTTAGCCAGAGCGCAGGACAAGATGGTTGATAAGGCGGCTAAGACTGCTCAGAAAGAGATTGATCGTCTTAAGAAAGGTAAGAACCTTTCAGAAGATGACCTCCTTAGAAAGAAAATGTTGGAAGATTCAGGTGTTGAAGTGTCTCCAGAAGATATGACCTTTATCAACCGCATTAAAGAAAAAGCTGGCAGCTACGTCTCAACAACCAAGAAAGGTTTAGACATGGCAGTTGAGTTTGCCACAGCTAACCTACTCTCTAGTTTTGATACACAGTTAATCAACGTCATCGCTAACTCAGTAATGACTCTAATTAATAATGTTGAAACTGGTGCGGGTGCTGGTGTCGCTCTTTTACGTGGTGATCTTAAAGCTGCTAAAAGGCAATGGCGTAGAGGTTACGTTCAGATGTTTGGTATGGTTTACCATTCAAGAAGGTCTGCAATGGCTGCGGCAGAGGTTATTGCTTCTGGTAAAAACATTCTTGATCCAGACTTTAAAGTAAAAGAAGAAGTACGTGGAGCAAAGGACAGTGTTTCTATCGGTAAAGGTGACATAGACTTAAGGGATGTACGACAAAAAATCAAAGACCAAGACTGGGATGAACTTAAAGACATTCCAATAGGCGATTGGGTTGGTAACATTGTACGTATACCCTTTAGAGGTCTAGCCGCTGGTGATGAGTTCTTTAAACAACTTAACTACCGCTCTGTGTACTACGGCTTAGTAGACTCTAGGTGGAGAGCGCAAGGTAGACACCAAGACGAAGGTTTCAAAGAATACTGGGGATTGGTTAAAGCAGAAACTGATAAAAGTTTAGACCTTGTTAAAAAGTGGAGAGACGGTGAAGAAGTTTTATCTGAGCAGGAGTTAACTGACTTAGGTGAGATTATCTACGCCTTACAACAATCACGCCAAGTTACGTTTACAGATAAGTTAGGTGGCTTTGGTCAGTGGATACAAAAAGGTGTAAACCAGTTCCCACTTGCTAGACTTGTCATGGATGCTTGGTTCATCAGAACACCTACAAACGTATTTAAGTTTGGTCTAAGACGTTTCCCAGTAACAGCTGTATTTTCTAGAAGATTCCGTGAAGCCTTAAAAAGAGGTGGAGATGACAGAGATAGAGCGTTAGGTGAAATGGTTATGATGACTACGGCTGTCTACACAGCTTGGAACTTTATCAACGAAAAGGAGAAGATTCCAGACGGTAAAGGCGGTGAGATGGAAATCTATAAGTGGACAAGCACTATGGATCACGCCTCTTACAACCACCAAAAGAATATTAAGCTGGCTGGTGTTGCACCGCACTCTTATTACCATGAGGGTAAGTTCTATACTACTTCTAGATTCGACCCTGCTGATACTATACTTATGACCCTAGCTAACACTAGAGACTTAGTAGAATTAGGTAAGTACGAAGAAGCTAATGAAATACTAGGTGCTACAGTTGTCTCCTTTATGAACCTTGCTAAAGATAAAACCTTTACACAAGGTATAGCAAACTTTGTAGAGATGACGGCTGATCCCATCAACAAGGGTGGTAAATACTTAGAAGCAAAAGGTAGAGTGTTTACTCCAGCAATCTTAAAAATGTTAGGTGAGGATAAGGTATATAGAGAAGTGAATGGTGTTATTGAGGCTATGCAAAGTCAGATACCAATTTTCTCTCCAAACCTTCCACCGCAGTTCGATAGACTAGGACAGATTAGAATGAAACCAGATAAAGGTTTATCTAATGTAACCCTTCTGTCTGATAACCCAGTAAGGTTAGAGTTTTTAAAGATGAACTCAAACATATCTGATATTCCTAAGCAAAGGGGTATACTAGATTTGGAAGCAGATTACTTTTATAAAGATGGTAAATCAGCTTGGACTAGGTTCAATGAAATTTACTCAAGCGTAGAGAAAAACGGATTAACTTTAGAAGAACGTATAACTAAGTACATTAACTCTCCAAGATACGATAAGGTAACAAAGCGTAGTCTATCTACTCCCGAAAGAGATTTAAAGAGTGGAGCAGAGAAAGATGTTATGTCTATTCTTGGTGATTACGAAGGGTATGCTATGAGACAACTTCTTAAGGAATACGAAGATACAGGTCTTGCGGAAGTTTATGAAGTTAACCGTAAACTTGAACACAACGCCCAGCGTGAGAAAACAAGTGTTGGAATCATTACTGATCCAGAGAAAATTATAGCCAACTGGCGGAAAAAACAACAGGATAAATAAATGGCAAACTCAATTAAGACATACGTGTGGAACTCTAGTACACACTCTAATACGTCTGATTTCATAGCCCCGACACCTATATCAGGTAGGGGCAGCACTGACATTAAAGTCAAGGTGGGATCAACAATATTAACAAGCGGTTATACACTAACTGTAGATAGCTCCAATGTTGCTAAGGTTAGATTTCAGACGCTGCCTAACAATGGTGATCCTATAAGGATATACCGAGAAACAAAACACGATGGTAGGTTAGTAGACTTTGTAGATGGTTCTCTACTTACTTCTGAAACTTTAGATTTGGATTCAACCCAACTCTTTAACATGGCTCAAGAAGCCTATGACAAGAGTGAAGAGACTACTATAGGTAGAGAGAGTTTTTATTACTCACAGGGTACTGACCCTACCTCTGATGCAGCCAATATTGTAAACACTGGTGCGTTGTGGTATGACACTAGTTCTTCCACAAATACCTTACAGGTTTGGAGTGGTACAGAGTGGCAAGCAACAGCTCCTGCTAAAGTTAAAAAGGCATACCAAAGAGTCAACATGGTTGGCTTCTTACAAGTCGTTAATGATGCACACTCAGCTGGTAAAACTAAATTTGCAGACACTGCTTTTAAAACACACTCATCGTTATACCTTAACGGTGTTAAGTTAGTTGAAGCATCGACCTTAGCAGACATTCCTACTAAAGGAGATTACTTCTTATCTGGTGGTGATGTTATATTACTAAACCTAAGCTCAGATACAGATGTCTTGGTATCAGAAACTTTTGATGGTTCTTTCAGTTCTTCTGTAACTACCTCTGAAGCTAATGCTTTAGATTATAAAAACCAAGCAGGACAGGCTGCTGCGGCTGCTTCACTAAGCTCACAATTTTCTAGTGATAATCGACTCGATGCTGAAGATGCTAGGGATGATGCAGCGAAGTACGCTAGTAATCCAAAGAACTCTACATTTAGTACGCACGATAATTCAGCAACTGGTCAATACTCTGCTAAACACTATGCAGAAACAGCATTGGATAGTGCTACTGTGGCTCATGCCTCTGCTACTAGTACAACCGTACAAACAGTAGCTACTGATTTAAGTCTTGGAAGTAACTCTTTAATCAAGCAAGTAGCTGATGATATTGATGATGTAACAGCAGTGGCTGGTAAGATCACTGAAGTAGAATCTCTTGCTGGTAAGACATCAGAGATGACTACACTGACTACAGGTACAGCTCTAAGTGACATCAACACTGTAGCTGGTAAAGCAACAGAGGTTGGTCAGGTAGCTGCTATTGACTCTGAGATTGCAGACGTAGCTCTGAAGCTATCTGAGATTGATGCAGTAGAAGCTAAACTAAGTGACATCGAAGATGTTGCAGAAGTTGCCACTAAAGTATCAGACGTAGCTACAGCTATCCCTGACATTACTACAGTAGCTACAGAGCCTTACAAAAGTAAGATTGAAACAGTCTACACACACAGAGATACTATAACAGATGTAGGTGGAGAGATAACTAAAGTAACAACTGTTGCTAATGACCTTAACGGTGCTAACAACATAGGTACTCTAGCTAATCCTACTTACAAACAACAAGTGACTGATGTAGCAACTCAAATAGGTGCTGTAGGAACTGTATCAGCAAGTATTAACAATAACGACATCAGCACAGTAGTATCTAATGTAGAAAACATTGGAACTGTTGCTGATATTAGCGATGATGTAACAACCCTTAGTAAGTCTACTGGGGATATGTCTACGTTAGTAAGCAAGCTAGGTCAAACTACTGACCTTGCGGGTGCTGTAACTGACGCACAGAACAGTGCAACATCAGCATCAAGCTCTGCATCTACAGCATCGACCCACGCTACCACTGCTTCAGGTCATGCTTCAACTGCCGCAACTCATGCCGCTAACTTAGGTAGTGTTGCTTATCAAAACCTTACAGCTATCGCTGAATCTAAATCAGTAACTGCCTTAGACGTATTTGTCTATGACACTAGCAAAGACTCTGACGGTGGTGCATGGCGTAACCGTACCCAAGGTACTTCATGGTACAACGAAGCGTTAAACACTAGCAGTCGTGGTGCAACTAAGAAGTTCCCTGCGGTTGCTGTGATCGTAACAGATGGTGATGAATTAATTATTTATGATGGCGATGACCCCGCAATGCCTATGTGGTTTACACACTCAATAGGTGGCGGAGTGAGGTTTGCGACAGACGGGTACGGCTTTGATATTAGTACACTTACTGCTAGAGACGGTAAGATTTTCACTGGCTTACAGCAGGAAGGAACTAGTGAGCTTGGTGTCTATGGTGGCGTAATAGTCTTTGATTATGTAGCGGATACTACAGAAAAGTACGCAGGAAGAGGAAGTGGCTCTAATAGAGGCGTAAGAGACGGTGTGAGGTTTACCGCTTGGGGCGGTCACATGAACATCGTTGAGAACGATAACAAACTTGCAGACGGTGAAGTAAACGATGTAGCCGTAAAAATCCTTCCTAACGCACCTATAGACCCTAATAATGGATTACCTGTTCCAACCATAGCAGTTGCTACTAGACTCGGTGTAAGTGTTATTAAAGACAATGGAAATGTTGTTGATATTACAGGACAGTCTCAAGGTATAGGTAAAATAACCTTTACAAAAGACAACAAGATTGCTTGTCATTATAACTTTGCTAGTGAGCTTGCTCTTTATGACATCACTGAAGCCGATCAAACTTTTACTGACAGGTTGGTAGAATATTATCCCTACACTAACGGCACAGCAGGATTACACCCCCGCATACTTACAGGCTCTTTTAAAGGTTTAGCACAGCTTAAAGATGACTTTGCTATAGGCTCTGGCTCAGGTCTTTGCCAAATTAGCGGTCTTGGTGAAAAGGATAACGCTCTGATTAACTACATCACATCCTCCTACAACACAGGTTGGATGAACGGTGACATTAAGTTAGCAACCTTGATGGATACTACTGCTGAGACTATTAGCGCACCTGAGTTGGTGACTAATGGTGACTTTAGTAGCTTTGGTAGTGATCTAGTGTCTAACGGTGAGTTTCCTAATGATGCTAACGGTTGGAATTTACATTCAGACTTTACTTGGGATAGTTCGGGCAGAGTTGAAAGAACGTCTGGTTCTACTAATAGTTATTTCAGCCAGAACATAAACATCGAAAGCGGCAGAACCTATAGAGTTCGTTATGATGTTGTTCATACAGGAGGTGACACTGGTTCAAACCAATACAGTAACTGGAGAGGTACTTCTGCTAATCACGGGACTACTCTAAACGGTTCTGGAAGTGTTGATGTTTATATAACAGCCACTAGAACAGGCGTACTAGAGTTTAAACTTTACGGTCTAGGCACGTTCCGAGGTTATTTTGATAATGTGAGAATTGAACAAGTAACTGGTTGGTCTGTAGGTGCTAACGCTATTGTTTCTATTAACAGTAGCGGTCAAATGGTTATAGACAGGAACAATGAAAGTAGTCAACATACTGTTTATCAAGAACTAACTACTGAAGTAGGTAAAACCTATAATATTGGCTTAGACCTTATTGATGATGGAGTGAATAACAACTTTAAAGTTGCTGTAAGAGCCTCTTCATCTACAGGAGGTTTAGTATTACACCAAGATGTTCATAACGGAAACGGCACTAAAATACCTCAGTTATTATCCTTTACTGCTACAAGTACATCTTCTTGGCTTTCATTAGCTCCAACAGGGACAGCAACCAATACAGGCATTATTGACAACGCATCAGTCGTAGAAGTAGAACGAGACCGCTCAGTAAGCGGCAACGGTCTAAACATCGTTGGTAACGTGACTAAAGACAATGTGGCATCTGGTGCGGAGCTTGTAGGTTATGCGTATGCTACAGACGCTAATAAGTTACAAATGCCAAATGTTGCCGATATAGGCGCACCAGAATACGATTACTGTTGGATGTGGTGGCAAAAAGGTGCAGATTTCTTATTTGGAACTTCCCAAGTTTCTCAATGGCAAACAGGCGTTGGATATAACCCGACAACAGGAGGCTACTTCTTTAGTTGTGGTGGTTCTACTGGTGCTAAACAGTTAAAAATAAATCATGTTTCTACGGCACTAGCTCAAAACTCTGTAATAGTAGGTACGTCTGGTTTAGATAACAGAATAAACACTGATAACTTTAACCACTTTTGTGTTGTAAAAAGAGGTGCAGATTTATACACCTACATAAATGGTCAGCTAGATTATTCTAATTTAAACAATCCATTTATAGATGATATAGAAACTACACAGGGTGATAAGTTTACCTTACATTCATCGGGTGGAAGTAACGCCAGAGTGTCGCTATTCCGCATCTCAGCCACAGCTCCAACCGCAGAGCAAATCGCTAAAATCTATCGTGACGAGAAGCCTCTGTTCCAAGAGGGAGCTAAGTGTACTTTATACGGTAACAGCAGTGGCGTTAACGGCATAAGTTACGATGATGACACAGGAATTACTCATGTAGGTACATCTAGCCACCTAGGAACAGGCGGTTTATCAGAGTTCACTGGTTTGCAACGTACAGGCTTAAATTCAAACACAATTTCCGTAGGTTACGCAGTAAGCGCACAAAACGGGTTAGTGGTATCGGAGTAATAATATGACAGTAAAAATATCAAAACCCGCAATAAACTTGCGAGAAGAACTAGCCTCCCTGAGAAATCAGGGGGGTTTACCCAAGGAAGATAAGCTGTACTTGGATAACCTTTTACCAAATGGAGACTTTAGCAACGGTCTTGCTAGTTGGGACTTAACAGAGTCACCAACCTCAGTAACAGTAACAAATGGACAGGTAACAATAGTTCCAACACAGTACAGGGCTATCAAACAAACCTTACCCGTAACCGTTGGTAAAACTTATAAGATAAGCATAGAAGTTGTTGCGCTTAACCCTAACGATGCAAACGACAGAGGTAGGTTATATTTAGGTATTATTAATGA